CGAGGTGCAATGCGACCATAGGTTCCGGGTGGGAGCTGCACAGTGATTCCAGTTGAAACCACTGCTCGATGGCCTGGCTGGATGACATATCCTTCTGTTGAGTATAGATCGTATCCTGCTGAGCCTGGTGTAGCGCGCTCTGGAAGCTTCGCATGAGGAACCAACTTCTTGACATTGAGGACCATTATATGTTATACGTGGCCGATTTCTTTAGTTGAGATACGGACGTGAAGCTCCGATATATCCCTTGGCTAGAGCTTTTGTCGACATTTCTGGAAAGACAAAATGAGCAAACGGTATAGTTCCACCCCCAGAAACTTTTGCGGTAGTCCTCACTTGCAAAAGTCCCTCTGCCAGAACTTGTGTATAGAATCCTGCTATATAATCCATCTTGGCTCCTCTGGTGCCAGTTCGGGGCATATGAAGACATGTTATTGGTTCAATCACCATCTTCTTTCGCCTGTTATTGACTGATGTCGATGTATACTGCAGATCCTCGTACCACATAACGCATTCGGGAAATCCAGCGTAACCCTGAGTTTTTGTAAAACTGTTGAAATGGACAAATTTGCGAGTGTCTCCCATGAGTTGAGCCTTGTTAAAATACATTGGAAACTCGTCTGCTAATTTGATATGCTCTTGTGCATCCTGGCTAGATAATCCTATCCACCCCTGGACACCCGCAGCTCTGCAAAGATCCTTATTCAATACATCATCAGGGTTAGCAAATGTAGTTGGATAGCCAGCTGCATTGCGGTGTGTCACCCACATCTTTGTTTTGTCATTTGGTTCTAGGAGTAGGAAGAAATTTGTATCATACTTGAGTGCAAACAGGCAGAATCTTGAATAGTTGTGACTAAGTCCAGCGACAGCTAGACCTGCAAATGGGTAAAAGTAGTGAAACTTGGTTTTATTCATATTCGAATTGGGGTCTGGTGGGTGCCCAGCTGCCCTGAAGAGTACAGTACCCATCGGTAGTGTTATCTTCACTGTATTGAACTGGGGATTTGGGATAGGATCCAATGCTATGTTTCTCGGTATGTAATTGTTCCTAAATCTGTTCTGGTTCGTGCCACGGACCATATTCTTATATGATTGACTCATCAGCCCTGACCCGCTTGTAGATACTGCAGCTCTGAGACTAGATTCTCTTAAGTAGTCTTGAACACGAGCCATGGTATGTACGTAGAAAAAAATATGTAGTATATGTATGGCTGACGTTATCGTCAAGCGAGGTGTAGGAATAGCGCAAAATGCTCCTCTCACAGATATGTTTATGAATTTTATATGGCAATGTCTTGATGCACCATTCGGGAATCCTCATTATCTTCCAGTCGAGAATAAGAATGTTGTGGATTCCGAGTTTATGGTTCAATTTAGCCCTGTACCTGTTAATGATGTACAGATTCTATATAGAGGTCAGATGTACACATTCAATTACCCGACCAATGATCCTCGTATGACACCTCTACAGGCTTATCCTTATATAAGATACCGCAATATTCGATCTATCAGTATATTACCGAATATGACCACAGATATGCTCTGGAATACACAAGCACTCGATCCAAATAGAGGTCAAAACTACCTCTTTTACAAGTTTATTGTTTGTTTGCACGAGATAAACTCCCTCATCTTCGAACGAGGCCTTACACAGCGTGAAAACACCTTTATTGGTGACTATTGGGACAATTTTGTTGCAATTACCATGCGTCATGCAGTTAAGATTGGTGGGTATGACATCAAGTGGCACCGTGACTCTACAGTAATTCAGTTTGGTCAGGGAACGCAAGAGGGTGAGATCTTTGGAACAAACCGTAAAGCTGGTTTCATTACATCCGGTGTGTATGTAAACCGCCCTCATGGTCTACCTGGAGATGTAGCCGGAATATCATTCCTTCAGGGACATAAGCAGCACACCATATTTCCACAAGGAGGAACGATCGTAACTTTCATCGATCCATCCGTCATGCATCGTGTTGTCCCAGCCACAAGTGCTGGTACAGCCCCAACAAAGAGGGGATTCGTACAGCGTTCCGCAATATTCAGTGAGTATTTCACTACACGAGAACGGGTCGAAGATCGGATGGAGGAGCACCCAATATTCACAAAAGCGAGTGTTCCAGCCCAGTTTAGAAATCTGAAAAAGGTTTACACGCAACTGAATAAATACTTTAGGAGTGCATCTGCAAATTTTGGGGTGCCTCTCAATCAGATGAGAAACCGGATTCAAAACGCATCCAATGCTCATATTAACAATCTGTATGCGTACCAGCATCCAGAATATGCTGCATACCTCGCGACAAACTTTCCTGGTCAGGCTTTCAAGCCACCGGCTAACTTCTTTGTGTACAAGATCAAGGGTGAGGCACAAAACAAGAGACAGAAACTGTTGAATCTTCACAATCTGTATAAAAATCTGGCCCCTTCATTTATTGTTCAGCGCGTCAACCAACCCAACTACGTGAGATATATAAACACATAGACCACTCGATATATAATGAAATATGCCTGTGCTTACGATTCAGAGCAGACCATGGCGGGTTTGATTCACCACATATGTGTGATACCCTTCAGTGTAGCGCACCACCGGAGGACCCGAGCCCGAGTCATGACTCACGGGAGACCCCTAGTGGTGGAAATCAAGGAGGTGACAGCCTTTTACTCGGACAACCAGTCTGTCTTGCGCAAGACGGAGATGACCAAGTCGCAGGATGTCGAGTATGTTGTTCTTCCTTGGCGTCGCGCAATTCCCAGGATCCTGAAGTTTGTCAAGGATAATGGTGGGACGCTGTTTGCTCATGCATGGCATCGAGACTTGGAGTTTTTGCATCGGACTCAGGAGTGGATGGGTGGAAAATCGAATCGGATATTCCACAAGAGTCTTTTGCAATGGCCAGAGACTGGGTGCTATGATAAGAACTGGGCGAGTATTTCTCGGGTGTGCTCTTTGCACTTTCTGATGAATCGATGCCCCAAGTTTATGAAGAGTTATACCGAGTGGTATTCGACTCTTGAAGAGGCCAAGTTCAAGGTGCACATGGATCTGCAACATCTTGCGCAGTTTGTGTATCGTCAAAATGACTATCAAGAGTCTCATACTGCGATTCATGACTGCCGAGACTTGGTGGCGGTTCTTCTAGAGGCTTACAACTCGGACACATACAAGCTTGACGGTCATTCGTACATGATTTCTGAAAAGTCGATGGAGCCTTTGCTTCTCTGTACCCAAGTAAAAAGAGACGCTGCTTTGAACTATCCCCGGCTGCAAAGTCAAACATGTCCTCCTCCCCAACATTAATGAAACAAGTTGGAAAGTCATAGTTGTAGCGAATCTTCATCATCGAGTTTAGAATCATCTGAATATATGTACTGAAATTGCTCACTTCATAATTCTCCTTCCATTCAATTCTAAGAATATACACATCCTCTTGCGGTTTACCCAGATATGGACCACAAGGTGATGATTCTGCAGAACCCCCATCGAGGTAATGCCATGTGCCATATTTAAAACTCGAAAAGAGAAATGGAACCGCCACCGACATGCAAAGAGCATCAATCACTTGCATGTCTGGGTGACTTTCGACGGAAAAGTAATGTGTCCGAGTCAGCTCGACGCAAAATGCAGATATGTAAACCACCTTTGGGAATCTCTTGTAGAGTTGAGCAAATGTAATATTAGAATCGTCCGGAAAGACACTCACAATGAGACTCTTTATGGTTTCACGGGGTATCAGACCGTAGGACTGTATCAGAGATTTGATGAATGGTTTTAGTCTACGAATCTGCACCTTAAGAGAGAGTTCGAGAACCTGCCCAAAGTCAAAATTTGTCATGGCAATCAGGAAACACAGGAGTGCTCCAGCCGATGACCCTGACAGAGTCTCCAAGTCTGTCAGGGCACCTGAATCCCACAGCTTGTTGAGCGCGCCGAGAAGACCAAAGTATCCCAGAGCACCTGGACCTATAGCTAGGTGCTTCATCTATCAGTAGTACTGAGGGAATGTGGCGCGCAAAAACGCAAACACAATACCAAAAATCAGGGTGTGAGTTGCCTGGATGGACATCTTGGATCCACCTGGTGGCAGGCTCAGGAACGTCCCTGGACTGAGAATATAGAACAGAGCGCTGGACACAACAATGTCAGCAGGCTTGAAGGTGAGCCGAAGTACAAACTTTAGCAAAAGAAAGTACAAAATTCCAAAAGTAAGTGCTCCTGTGATAGAGTCAGTTTGGTAGAATGACTTTAGCGCAACGAACAAAATAGACGGATACAAAACCTTTGGTCCTGTCAGATCCGGAAGTGGCATTTAATTAATGCGTAGAGTTTTTGTAAGACCACTCGCAAAACGAATTGAAAGTGGCACGATCGCAGATATAGCGCTCCTCCTTATACTGGCGGATACTCATCCACATGTTCAAGAGATCCTCCGAGTGCCAATCCTGCCAAGTCTCTGGATCCAGAGGCTCCATCAACCCGTCATCCTGAGGATCATCCTCGATGGCATCCTCACCGTAAATGATAGAATCCTGAGCGTACTCGTTGAATCCCATTTCGCCTTACTGTATATGTAATCTAAATCTTTAGGCCTTACCCGTGATGCCAAGTGACTCGCGCTTCACTTCTGGTGCAGCATCCATAATAGCCTGGAATGCACCCTCTGCGCGAGCCTCGTCACCACCAAAGAAGCTCAGAAGGCCCTTCTTGATCACCTCGCGAGTGATGGGCGCCTTGGTTACACGCTCCTTGTATGAAACCTTTTGCTTATTAACATTTACATTATCAATCTCCTCCTTCTTCATGTACGATTTGATAAAGACTCGGAGCTCCTTCTCGCGCTTGTTCAAAACTCCGATATCCTTACGGGCTTCATTCAGCTGCTTCTTGAGCTCGACCCACTCAGTCATCACATCACGAAAATCATCCATTGTTATATAATAGTTTATATTCTTAAAGTGTCAAACTCTCTGCACCCCACTCGTTAATTTTACCCCTGATGAAGGTGTTCCAACTCAGAGTTATGCGAGGAGTTTCACCTATGTACTCGAGAACCTCGTGCTGAACTTTACTAGGGAATACAATAACCTCATTCTTCAAGCAATTGACGTGAAAGACTTCCGCATTCAGATGAGTAGTCTCGAGATGCTTGTACATAAAGAAATCAGGAATTGGGGAGTAAAAGGTTGTGCTGAAGTAGTCGCCCTCGAGGTATAAAACACCACTCAAAACACTATTAGGATGCCTATGCTGATGATGAGCCTGACCCTTGTAGGTTCGGTTCAGCCATGAATCCGTGATATAAATCTCTATATTAGGATCCGAATGTAAAACATTATAAAAGTAATCTGTTGTGACATCCAACACTATATGCTTCAACAGTAATAAACGTTCATCCGATAGGATATCGAAATTCTGGCCAATCTGATTTCTAGTGTTATTCTTGAAATCGACCCAATTCAAATCTAAGGGAGGAATGTCAAACTTGCGCTTGTATATAGGAACACTAAATAGTGGTATAATCTCGTGTTCCGTCATATTTTATTATTCATTCATTTCTTTATCTGGTCCCACCAATCTCAAATCCTGGGCGCATCAGGTCTGGTGGGATGGTGGATACGTTCCATATAGAGACTGGGTTACGTGGGTTGGGGGGCTCTGAGCGCTCCTGGAGGTTGGCGTTGCGCAGGTTGCCGCCGATCGTCTCTGGGAAGCCAATCTGCTGGCGGGGGTCCAGGAAGTTCTGGTTGGACAGGACTGAGTCTGGGGAGAATGTTCCAAAGTCCTCGTCAGTTGAAACCTCGCGAGGGATCATGTTGCTGTCAATGCTGGAGCTGACATCAGAGCCTGGCTCCTGAGCAAGGGAATAACCTGACTTGTTCTGACCGAGCAAAAGATAGATGGCGATTGCGGCCAGAACAAACAATGCGAGAGTCTTGCTGTTGCCGTTCATTTAATACTAACGATGGATAAAAAAATTACTCAAAGTCTCCGGGAGCATAGTTTGCACCGGCCTGGACTTCGCTGGAGGCATTGTTGCCAAAGCTAATATAACTGTCAGAGTCATAGTGAGCGCGTCTCACTGGAGCCTGGATGCTACCAGAGTATGACGAAGCCTTACGCATAAAGAAAATGTACAAGAGGACAGCTGCGACAATCATCCATGGGTTAATACGGAATGCCATTTATATCTAGTCAAGATAATCATTTGGGTCCTCATCATCTTCATCATCCTGGAACATGTACTCGGCTGGCACCTTCTTCGAGACGGAGCCAGACTCCTTGACCTGGATGACGCGGAAGATGGGTCCGAAGGACTTTTTGAAAAAGTACACACCCGACAGCTCAACAATCAGATCAACCTTTCCAGACACCTCCTCCATAGCCTTGGGCTGCTTGTCTGCGCCAAACACCTTAGTGACAACCTCACCCTTGGCTGTCGCCATCTTCACATCAAACTTTCCATCAGTCAGTGAGCTATAGAAAGCCTTGTCGATTGCAGCTGGCGTCACCTCGCGACCAAACCAGTCCTGGGATGAAGCCTTGGCCTTTGCAAGGATCTCCCCCTCATACTTGCGAATAGCCTCCTGCTGAGCATCAGTCAGCTGGATGGACAGATCTCTGCTCAGGCTCTCGACCTCAATCTTGCTAAGCTGAAAATATACACTCTCACCGGTGATCTTCAGGTAGTACCGGCCATCTGGCAGCTTTACTGGTGTTCCAAACTCCATTAACTAATTTCTAGTTTATTATTAATGTCATGCAACGCATGCTCGTGCACGGAGAATGAAACAGAGCCATTCAAAAATTATTGCACCAAATCCAACGGTGGGTTTAGATTCAGATGCAGTGACTCGTGCTGCATCAACTGCAATCGTCCAGAAAGATTTCCAGTCAAACAGCTCAACCCAATTGGCCTGCCTATATCAAATGAACCAATCGAGACTGACAACGGATCAAGGACTAGAACCATCTCAATCTCCGAACCGGTCCCTATAATTGGCCGACCATTCGAGCAACTCACCTACAAGAAACCAAGTGTGCTCTACCGTATACTCCAGGGTGTCCAGGTCTCTCCCAATACATTCAGTATAGGAACCTTCGTTTTTCTGAGTGTTATCCTGGTATGCCTGTTGCTATTGAGTACCCTCGCAATTTTCACTTAAAGGAAATGAGCCCTTGTTAGATAGAAGATGGCATCCACCACCGACATTGCAACTGCTCTGGCTTCCCTGCGCGACGAGATCAAGGCTCTTCGCAAGGATCTGCGCAAGGTCAAGCAGCACATCGAGGACCCCAGTGGCGAGAAGGCTAAGGCTCGTTCTCTGAATAACGGATTCCGCAAGCCCCAGAATGTGTCACCCGAGCTCAAGGCTTTTCTGAGCATGGGTCCCGAGGACCGCATCTCTCGTGCCGATGTGACCAAGCGCATCAATGAGTATGTGACTGCCAAGGGCCTGAAGAAGGGTCAGCATATCCTGCTTGATGACCAGCTGCGGTCCCTGCTGAACCCTCCCGAGGATGTGCAGCTGACTTTCCTGAACATTCAGCGCTACATCAACCCTCACTACATCAAGGAGGTGGCGGCCGCCCCAGAGGCTGGTTCTGAGGTGCCAACCAAGGTGGCTGAGCCCGTGAAGAAGCCAACCCTGAAGAAGGCTCTGCCAAAGGCCTGAAGGAAGGTGAGCCTTCCAGTAAAAGTACCGGCTTAAAAATAAAATGCTCATGTAATATAACAAATGGAAAGCGCGGACTCTGTGACACTCGTTGAGGCGCCTCAGATGGACCGTGCAAAAATCGAAAAACTCGTGGGTACAAAGGTTAAGAACCTTTCCTTGTACACGCGGGCCTTTACGCACAAGTCGGCACTGAAAAAGTACAAGCTCGAGTCGGACAATGAGACGCTCGAGTTTATGGGGGATTCTGTTCTGGGATTTGTTATCACCCGCTATCTGTTTGACAAGTTTGAGGAGCAGAAGGAGGGTTTCATGACTCGGGCTCGTACTCAGCTTGTACGGAGTCAGACTCTGGCTGGCTTTGCCAAGATGCTCAACTTGGGAGACTTGATTATGATGGATGACAAGGGTATCAGGAATAACTGGAACAACAACACCAAGGTGCTCGAGGATTGCTTCGAGGCGCTTGTTGGTGCGATATATCTGGATCTGGGGATGGTCCACGCCAAGAGTTTCATACTTGACGTGATCCAGACTTCTGGGTTTAAGTTTGAAGAGGATAACAACTACAAGGATCAGGTTATGCGCTACTGCCAGGCGCACAAGCTGCAGTCCCCTGAGTATGGGGTAGATGGTAACCACAATGGAACATTCTGCATTACACTCCGGGTGGATGGCCATGTGTGGGGCTGCGGCTATGCCCTGACCAAAAAACAGGCTGAACAAAATGCGGCTCAGATTGCAATCAAGACTATGAAGCTCCAGATCCCGAAGCATGTATAATTTTCTGCGTCAAGATTAAATGTTTTTTCTTCGGAAGAATAAGGCTCCTCCGCCACCAAAGACTCAAACTACTAACCAGATCCTCAGTAATATAGTAAAGTACACAGAGGGTAACAGCAAAGCCCTCAACAAGTACGAGTTTACCAACCTGATTGGTACACTGAACAAAATGCACTCAAGTATTGCGACTGATTATTATAAAAACTCGAATGGTAAGTGGGTAGCATATCACAATCGTGGTGGCTCCATGAAGAATATGCTACTGGAGGACATAGGTCTTTACGGCCCCAATGCATTCAGAGGCTACCTGAACAACTACAAAGCCAGTCCCAACAAGTATAGATAAAAGACAGAAGCTCTAGATACATATGCATGAACGAGTGAAAGAACTCATTGAGCAAAACTATGCGGATCAGAAATCGGACGCATGGCTGGCTTTGCGCGGTACGATGCTCACAGCGAGTGATGTAGCAACTGCTCTTGGTGACAATCCATATGAAAAGCCATCAAGTCTGATTGCGAAAAAATGCGGAGGGGGTAAAAAGTTTGATGGGAACGATGCTACTCGGCACGGTGAAAAGTATGAGCCAGTTGCTCGGGACCTGTACTGCGATAAGACTGGGGAGGTGGCGCACGAGATTGGGCTTGTGCAGCATCGCGAGTACAAGTGGCTCGGGGGCTCCCCGGACGGCATCACGGAGAATGGTATACTTATCGAGATTAAGTGTCCCATGTCACGCAAGATTGAGAACAAGGTGCCCAAGCACTATCTGCCCCAGCTCCAGATTCTGATGGAGATTCTGGATCTAGAGGTGTGCGACTTTATTCAGTACCGACCGGACCCGTACGAGTACATGGTGACGCGAGTAAACAGGGATCGAGAGTGGTTCAAGGAGAAGTTGCCAATTATGAAGAGCTTTTGGGATGAGGTTCTGTATAAACGGGAACACGGTCTTTGCGAGATTGTATAGTACAGCAGTATAATAGACAAGATACGGTCGACATCACAGAAAGATAACCTAATGTAGCCCCCGTGGCTATGGCAAAAGCGTCTAGGAATAAACTCATATACTTAGATAGTAGAGACGCTCTTTTAATATGAAGTGCATCTGCTGCCACAAGAAACTCGCCATGATCAACTGCAGAGGATGTACTGGGACCTTCTGCAGTGGATGTATTCTGATGGAGGCGCATCAGTGTGCAGGTATTGAAAAGATGAAAATAGCTAGTAAAGAGAGGCTGGCTGCGAGCCTGCCGGTTGTATGTGCACCAAAGGTGCAAAAGATCTAGCGTCTGAACATGATCAGCATGGCTATTACTGCAATTGCAATAAGTACAGTGGGGAATGTATCATCATCAGAACCCACAAATGGGATATCCAGACCCTTCTTTCCATTTCTCACATACGTGACACCCTCGTCGAACTCGTATTTGCGAAATGGGTACATCTCAGGTACATTGTCAACCCACAGAGTCTGGGCCATGATGTTGGGGGGTGTGAGCTCGAGCTGTGAGCGTGGCTGCTGATCCTTTGGCTCGTCAGCTGATGGGAACTGTGGTTCCTCAATCTCCTGCCAGTCAGAGAACCGGGTAAACATCCCACCATCCTTTGTCACGCCTGGGGCGAAGTATGGACCTGGGATTGCAGCCTCGATGATACGATTCACTTGGTTATAGGCACCAATATCATTCATTACTTGATGCGTACATTTTAGTTTTGACCTTGTCGAGGTGGCGAATCCACATTTCGTCAAGGTCAATATTCAACATATAAGCTAGCTGGAATAGATAACTGAAGACATCACCCATCTCCATCAGGATATCCACCCCACGCTCCTTTTTCAGGTTTGATTTCTTGTAACTCTTCTGATGTTGTCGAATTGCTGATGCGAGTTCACCGACCTCCTCTGTAAACAAGAGCCATACTGTAGGAATCGAAGCCTTGTCCCAACCCTTTGATCTGCAGATGGTATGAGTGTCATACTTGAACTGATTCATCTTACAGAAAAAGAGACGCTAGGCTCTAAGCGGGTGGAAGAGGATTCCGTATACGTGTATCATCCTTCACAGCCTGATATTTCTTGGGCAGCTGAAGAATGGTGGGCGGTACTGGGACGTCAGCCATTGCAACGTATGGCTCTTCGATTGACCATCTGGCAATCAGGAATGCGAGTACAACAAGAAGCCAAGTGTACATTACATTTGACCTATATTATTCTTTAGAAACCAATCTTGCTGATTGGCAGCTTCTTACCATATGTTGATGTATTTCCTGGCCACTCTGGGGGTGGTGGCAGCTTGCCGATGTTCTTGTTGTAAATGAGAAACTGAGCGATACGTGGCTTCATAATCTGGACCGCCTCCTTGACACAATCCGAGTTCATGTTGCCAATCTGACGCTCAATATCCGAGTAGGGATCCTGGAAGCTCTTCGCGTAGACAGTCTGCATGAGTACAAAGAGGTCACTGGGGTTTTGTGGACCGACGCGCTGACCAGTCTCGCTCATGATAGCCTGACTGATACCTCGCTCGATCTGAGCAATATTCTGCTTCGAGTAGAATGTCATCGAAAGTGGGGTAGACGCTGGAGCAGCCATATGTTGTTATAAAGGGTTAAAAAAATCAGGGGCTACTAACACAATGAAGGTTATCAAACGTTCCGGAGATGAACAAGAAATGCTATTCGACAAGGTTACCCAACGCATCCGTGGACTTTGTGACGGACTCAATGTTCAGGCAGATAAGGTGGCTCAAAAAGTATTCACATCAATGTATGACGGGATCCGAACATCGGATCTCGATGACATCTCCGCTGATGTAGCCATCCACATGATTACAGATGACCCAGACTATGAGACGTTGGCAACACGTATCGTTGTCAGCAACATGCACAAGAATTCAGCCAAGACGTTTAGCGATTCAATGCTCAGCCTTCACGCAAAAGATATCGTCTCTGACGAGACGATGAAGCATCTGACTCTGGATCTGGATGCAGTGATTGATCCTCAGCGCGATTATAAGTTTGGTTACTTTGGAATCAAGACTCTTCAGAAGATGTATCTGAACATGTATGAGACTCCGCAGTTTATGTTTATGCGTGTGGCTCTGGGTATTCACGGCTCCGACAAGGAGCGAGTCATCGAGACGTACAACATGATGTCACAACACTACTTTACCCATGCAACCCCAACCCTCTTCAACGCTGGATCGAAGCGTCCCCAGATGTCGAGCTGCTTCCTGGTTGCTATGAAGGATGACTCTATCGAGGGTATCTATGACACGATGAAGGATTGTGCTCAGATTTCCAAGTGGTCTGGTGGTATCGGGATGCACATCCACAATGTACGTGCAAAGGGATCTCGGATCCGTGGTACAAACGGCACATCTGATGGTATCATCCCCATGCTCCGTGTGTTCAACAATACAGCCCGGTACGTGAATCAGGGTGGTCGGCGCAAGGGGTCCATCGCAGTCTACCTCGAGCCGTGGCACGCAGATGTCATGGAGTTTCTGGAGCTGCGACTCAACCAGGGTGACGAAGAGTCTCGGTG